AGGCCATTTTTTGGCATGTATATATCAAACTGCGAAAATATTAGTGATTTTTATGGCAAACCTGTAATTGAACTATCTGCTTATCAAATGAAAGTTGCTATGTATGCGCGGGTCTTCCATAGCATATTCCAATACACTGAAGATATCCCAGATAATATTAAAGAAGATCCAGATAAATTGATGACTTACTCTGAAAGTCAGAGAAATAAAGACTCCAATAAAGGTGGTTTGAGAGATGATGCGGACGCTTCAGCTGTCTTTGGTGCGACTAAAGAAGATATGGATACCGTAGCTAAAGATTCTAAATCTATATCTCTGTCAGAAGCTGCAAAAGAAGCTGGAGGTAAGCTAGACATGAAACAAATGATGAGATTAGCAGGTCATGATGTGTAATATTAGTGTATATACACATAAAGGAACAAGATCATGCCTATTCAAGTACCAGTCGTCCAAACAGGTTTAGAACAAAGTATTCAACAAGCAGCTGCCAAAGCTGGTAAGAATCTTAGAATTAATATGGGTCCGGGGGCCAAGAGTATTGAGTCTCTGTCAAAGCCTTTGGGTCGTTTAACTGGTAAAGCTGATGAGTTCACTAAGTCCATGGAGGCTGCTAACGCCCGTGTTTTGGCATTTGGCGCGTCTGTAGGTGTTATCGCTGCTGTTTCGAAGGGTCTTCAGGAGTTAGTTAAAACAACTATTGAGGTTGAAAAAAGCCTAGCTAATATTAATTCTATTCTTAGGCAGACAGAATCTCAGCTTGATAGTTTTAAAAATCAAATTTTTGACATCGCTAGAAATACAGGTCAAACTTTTGATACCGTAGCGGAAGCAGCATTGGAACTTTCTCGTCAAGGTCTTAAAGCTGAAGAAGTTACTAAAAGACTTAATGATGCGCTTGTTCTCTCTCGACTTTCTGGTTTAAGTGCGGCTGATTCTGTAGCTGGTTTAACAGCAGCTGTTAACTCATTTTCTTCTGCTGGTCTTACAACTACTGAGGTTCTCAACAAGATTTCTGCTGCTGCTGCAAGTGCTGCTGTTTCTGATAGAGATTTGATCGAGGGTCTGAAGCGTTCAGGAGCGGTTGCTGTTGCATCTGGTGTTCAGTTTGATGAACTTATTGGTATTATTAGTGCGCTTCAAGAAAGAACTGCGCGAGGTGGAGCTGTCATTGGTAACTCTCTAAAAACAATTTTTACTAGAATTCAAGATATTGAAAAGTTAAATGCTTTACAGGATCTTGGGGTTCAGGTAACCGATCTCAGCGGTCAGGTTTTATCATCAAATAAAATTATTGAAAATTTAGCGCCAACATTCGCCAAGCTAGATCAAGCATCAAAAGTTAACTTGGCTGATAACCTTGTTGGTAAATTTCAGATCGCTCCTTTTCTTGCTCTGCTGGAAGATTACAACTTAAAAGTTTCTAGAAGTGGGGAGGTGGCAGCGACTTCATTTAATGCTACAAACGAAGCTTATCAACGTAATGAAGCATTGTCTAAGACTTTAGCTGACGCTGTAAATGTAGCAACTGTTAATTTAAAAGAGTTAGCAAATACTCTAGGTGAGATAGGAGTCACTGATAACTTGAAGAATATTATTGGCGTTTTTAATAGCGTTGTATCTAGTATTACAGATATTTTAGATGGTGACGGAATAGGATCTCAATTTGCAAAAGGTTTGGTTAAAGGTATTGGGGGGGTTTTAGCTGGACCCGGATTAGCTTTAGCTTTAGTTGCCATTGGAAAACTTCTTTTAGATTTTGCTAAATTTGGAGCTGGGGCATTAAAAACTTTCTTTGGTTTAAATAAAGCTGCCGAAGCTCAGAAAAACTTACAGGGCCAGATAGCTGCATCCCTATTGAATGATAAGGGTATTCGATCTGCTATCTTGTCTATTGAAAAACAGAATATTTCAGAAGGAGAGAAGAAGAAGCTTCAGACCCAGTTTTTTACTAAAGCTTTAAATGAACAGTTGATGGTCATGCAAAAGATGCAGGGCATCGCTAGAACTATCGCTCCCGGTGTCATGGCTGGAACTGCTTCAAGGCGAGGCAAAAGAGCTGCTGGGGGATTCTTGCCTATTGGCGCGGAAAGTTCTGATATTTCCAGAGGAGTAGGTGGCGCACCCGCTTCTGCAAAACCTGTTGTCATTCCTAACTTTGCATTTGGCGGGGGCAAGCGTGGAACAATGGTCGCTAATGATAGTGAGTATATTGTTCCTAATTATGCTAATGGTGGAGATGCTATTTTTAACCAGCATATGGTTTCATCAATGGGTCTTCCAGCTAATGCAAGGAAGGTAAGAGCTGCTAGTGGGTATATTCCTAATTTTGTAAAATCACCTCTTGAGAAATTTACTAAAGCTTACGATCTTCAAAGAATTGAATCGGCTAATAAATCAGTTTTTTTTAAACCAGATGGGTCTTATAAAACTAAAAATATTAAAGATGTAGTTGAGCGGTATCCAGACTCAATCTACGCCAAAGCTATACTAGCAAAAAGAGGTAAAATTTTTAATGCAAATGCTCCTTTGAAGTCTGTTATGCTTGTGCCTCAAGAAATGAGCTTTAATAACTCAGCGGCAAACCATAACTTTCAAAGTCCTTATAAAGGTTTTAATCAGTTTTTAGGAGGTGTAGCTGGCATCAATCCAAATTTAAATGAGAAAAATTCTAAGTTTTATAAGCTATTGCAGCTTGATGCAACTCTAGATTCTTCTCTTACTGATGGAGTAAACCAAGCTCTAAACAAAACAATCTCTTCAAGTAAAGGTTCTTTAAAAGCTGTCCCCAAAAGCTATTCAACTAATGAAGTTAAAAATATAATTCTTCAGGAAGGTGGCTCTGGAGCATTTGGAGCTTTAAGAGGCGCTATATTTGAAGCTATTATTAATGCTATATCGGGCGGATTAAAAACTGAAAAAGGTGGGACTTTAGATGTTTTATTTGATTCTAATAGAACTGTTCTAGAGGAAATATTTGGAGTGCAAGGCATGGATTTCTATGGAGGAGATTTTAAAAACAGTCTTGGCCAAAAAACCAAATACGCTAAACAAGTAATTAGTAATAAAGCTGTATTTAATAAAGCTGCTTCTGGTTATATTCCAAACTTTGCTAAAGGAGCTTTAGAAGATGCTATTGGCAGAGAGCAAGCTGCTGGTTTACCCATAAGCCAAATTAGAGTCAATCAAAGCGGCAAGCTCCGCAACGCCAAAAATCCAATGGGTCTTGCTGTCACGAATACCCGTGATGAACCTACTGGGGCTATTCCTAATTATGCGAAAGGGGGAAATAAAGATGCTGAAAAATCTTTAGGTGACGCAGGAATGAAAGCTATGATGTTAGCTAGTAGTTTAGCTTTTGTCTCGTCAGCTTTTTCTGATACAACACAGGTTCAAGACAAGGCTAATCAGTCTATGATTAAATTTACGGACGTTTTAAATATAGCTATGACCGCTATTATGACTCACGCTGCTTTAAGTATGCTGCCGACTAAAGGCATATCTTCTGGTTTGGTTTCTAAAGGAGGTTCTTTAGTAAAAACTGGAGGCTCACAATCAATATCTGGAGTTATGAGAGGTGGTCCAATGGGAGCGTTAATGAAAAGTAGTGGAGGTCTTCTTAGAGTGTTTGGAAGCTTAACTAAATTCGTAGGTAGGCTTATTCCTTTTATTGGCCCTGTGATTTTAGGTTTTCAAGTTTTTTCTGGGATTATGAAGAAGTTTGGGGTTGATTTTAAAGGTACTACCTCAATACTAATGAACGCTTTGAAAAAATTTGGCAACGTTATTATGGATGTCGGAGCTTTAGCTTTTAAAGGTATGAGCTTTGGGGTAAAGAAAATACTTGAGTTAGTTGCTAAGATACCCGGAATAGGAGGTGGAGCGGAAGATGTATTAGCTTTCATAAACAACATTCAAGGTTCATTAGATACCAATAGATTTACAACTCAAACATTCTCGGAATCTCTAGCTACGGCTAAAGCCGAAACGTCCGCAAGAAAGGTTGAGAGTGAAACTAAAAATGGAACAACTGAAGAAGAAAAGAAAAAAACCATAGCAGAGCAAATAAAAAGAATCGAATTATCAACAGCTAAACAAAAATTAAATTCTCAGTTAGAATTAGCAAAGTTAGAGCTTACTAGAAAAAGTAACACTGAAATAGCTCTCGAACAAGCTAAAGCCCTTAATAATGTGTCCTTTGAAAGATTGCAAACTCTTGAAAAAGCTGCTGAAATAGAAAAATTTAATGCTGAGACAAGTGGTTTATTATTAGATAACGTTATGCAGTCTACCGCAGGGGTTGAAGGGCTTACTACAACTGTTGAGAAGCAAGCTGCCGCTGAGAAAGCTGTAAGAGAAGCTGTTAAAGATGGTAACATCTCCAGAGAAGACGCAATTAATATAGCTAAAGAATTAACTGGTTTGTCTGATCAGAATGAGAAGATGAATCAACTAATCGTCAAACAAATAGAGCAAGGTGTAGGTCAATTAATTGAGCAAAGAGATTTGCAGAAAGACATTAATATAAATGAAATTAATAGAAATCAATTGCTTGATTTACAAGTTAAAAAATTAGAACGAGTTAAAGATGCTGCTAAATTTAAGATAGATTTTGCTTTATCTAAGGAGTCTAGAAAAGCATTTAAAGAGTTATCTAGCGTTGATCTTGAAATTGAAAAACTTCAAAATTCAAAACGAGGAAAATCTAAAAGTGAGCAAGAGTCTATAGATGCAGAAATAGCTCGTAAAAAACTTGAAAGAATTCCTATTGAAGGAAGCAGTAAAATTAAAAGCATCGAGGGTCAAATAGCAAAACTACAGATTGAGATGAATAATGCTGGAGACAATAGCGATATGTTGCGAAAACTTACGAACCAAATTTTTCTTTTGCAAGAAGAAAAGTTTTCTGCTCAAGAGCAAAGTCAAGCTGCTGAAGAAAGGGCTAAAATGGACCTTCTAATCGCAGAAAAAGGCAGGGTATTATCAACGTCTTTCATTCAGCTAGTTGATCAGTTCGATAATTTCGCCTTATCTCAGCGATCTGAAAATCTCGAATTCCAAAAAGCTACAGCGTCCACAAGAAGGGCTAGGTTAGAGGCTGATCTTAAGTTACAAGCTATAGAAAAAGCTAAGGGAGTTTCCGATCCTAAAGAAAGAGCTAGAATCATAGCTGAAGAGCCATTAAGAAGGTCTTATAAAGATCGACTAGATATGTTAAAGAAAAGTGATTTAGAGATAAGCTCTGAATTCAAAGACAATTTAATTGAAGCTTCTCAACAGTTCAGAAATAACTTTATATCCGCTTTTGCGGAGGGTATTGAAAGTGTAGATTCTCTTAAGGATGCGCTGTTGAATACCGCTGATCAATTCATTAAAGCGATGACCAAAAACTTCATTGAAAAGTGGATGGACGGAGCGCAATCTTCAAGCTCTGGAGGTGGTATACTTGGAGGGCTTGGTAAAATTTTTGGGTTTTCTGATGGCGGGAGAGTGAATGGTGGCTCTGGTAGCCGTGATGACGTTCCAGCCATGCTGATGGGTGGGGAATACGTCATGAATAAACAGGCTGTCCAGCGTTATGGAACTGGATTCATGGAAGCTTTAAACTCTGGTTCTCTTCGTGGTTACGCGAGAGGAGGTCAAGTTAGAGACGAAGAAGGGATGTTTACAACACCGGGTATGAATGGGGCTGGAGCAATTGTTGGGGGAGCTAATTTAATGTCTTTTGCCACTCAGACTCCAGCTGCTTTAGGCAGGGACACTATCACTTCTAGTGGAGCATTTTTAGATGCTGAAAGCGGTAGAATGACAATGTTTGGACGAAGAAATAATCCTCAATTTCAGAAGGTTCAAGACGCTAAGAGGCAAGCTTTTGACTTAGCGATAAAAGAAAGGGAAGCTTACGCTCAGGCAGAAGCTCAAAAAGTCAGCTTGGGAAGTATGTTAGCTTCGGCAGCTATCAGCACTATAGCTTCATTTGGAATAAGTAAAGTTTTGGGTGGTGGAGATATGGCTAAGTTGATAGGATCTTCACTTGGGAATGTAGCTGGAACAGCAGTTACTGGAGCGCCAGCTTCTGGAGGAGTATTTGGAGCTATGGCTACTGACCCAAAAGCAGTCAGTGACTTCTTTGATATTTTTACAGGGGGAGAAAAGGTCGATTTATCTGGAGTTGGAAGCGGTTCTGGAATAAAATTCTCACCAAAAAGCGCATCTGCCAGACCCAGTGGAAATTCAGCTCCATTATTGGATCTTTATGAAGGGGCTAGATTGGGCGGAAAGATGACTATGTTGCCTAAACTAGCTGCTACAGGAGGATTGATTCCTGCCGCTGGTGGAGTTGATACAGTACCTGCAATGCTTTCTGGTGGAGAGTTCGTAATGAACGCCGCTGCCACAAGAAATATCGGAGCAGGTAACCTACAAGCTCTTAATTCTGGAGCAGGAGTTGACAATACTGATTTAGTTTCAAAGTTAGATGAGTTAATTTTAGCTACTGAAGCATCTCAATCTACAGGGGAAATTAATATTACCGTTAATGGGTCTAATGGTACAGACACTCAAACTTCAGGACAAGATACTACAGATCAACAGAGACAACTTTCTGAAAGGATTAAAGTTGCTGTTAAGCAGGTAATCGCTGATGAGCAAAGATTAGGAGGACAACTTAGAAGATAATGTTTGGATCAAGATTAAATGACGAAGTAAATATCAACATAGCTGGATCAGAGTTATCTGGTATCAGCTCTGTAGATTTCTCATACTCCAACACCACAAACATTCTTAAACCTTTAGGATCTAAGAAGGGTTTAACTACTGTTGGTGGTGGGACACAGCAGAAAGTTTCTATTAGTAGGCATCTGATTTATGATGATCCTGTTTTGGATTATACAGGCTCCAATAGCATGGTTGGTAATATTCGTTATGATGGAGAATCTTATTCTTTTTCTAGTGGTTATTTAACTAACTATTCTGTTAATTGTGCTGTTGGTTCTGTTCCAAAAGTTAATGCTTCATTTATTATTTTAGATGAGTTGCGATCTACAATTGAAGAAGTTGCTGATGAAGGTTCGGGCATTAGTAATATTTATATTCCATCTCAGGGATCTATCAGTATAACATGCGACAATTCTACAACAAATAGAGTTATTGGTTTTGATTATTCAATTACAGCTAATAGAAAGCCTTATTTTTCTATTGGTCAAGAGAGTGCTGTTGATATAGAATTGATACCCCCATTAGAATACGCAGTTCAGGTTCAAATTGAAGTGGATAGCGCTCAACCTCAAGACGCTTTCAACTTTTTAACTAATAGAGAAAATAGAACATTATCTTTTGATATAGATGGTCGGGGTGGGGATGATATTCAAGCTCTTACTATCCCTAATGCTACATTAGTGAGTGAGTCTTTATCTGCTTCTGATAATGGTTCTGCGGTTTTAAATTTAAATTATATTGGTCATGGCTTCTGATTTATTTTATAATAGAGATTCAAACATTTCTGGGGTAACAATTGAGACTGATTATGCAGATCTCAATCTAACCCCTGTTTATGGTTCGAAGGCATCTTTTAAATCAAAAAACTTTACTTATGAAGTTGATGACTTTCAGATAAATTCTGTTCCATCTTCACTCAATAGTTTAATGGCTGAATATCAAGTTAGATATGATGTCAATGAAACCAATGCCCAAAAAATAGCTGCATTTATTGAGAGTAAGAATGGCAATCAATTATTTGAATTTAATATTGATAATAGCGGCATTTATAAATCTTTATCTGGGGTCTCAGATAATTATGGTATCAATCATATGAATAATCAGCACTATGAAGTTGCTGTTTCTTATTCTGTAGATGAAGCGCCAAATCTATTCAATTGGTCTGGGATGAATTTTGTTAATTTAGATTTTCAAGATTATGCTTACTCTACAAGCTATGAAAAATATGATGTTGTTTATACAGGCGTAAGCAGCAACAAGCTTAATAATTATTATTATTGCACAGAAGATCACACTTCCTCCGCCGCCAACTCTCCAACAGGAGCTAGTTCTGCGTGGTCCCAAAGCTTTTTCTTTAAGCCTGATATTGGTTTCCAGAACGATGTAAAGCTAAAGAATGAGGTTCTTGAATTTAAAAACTCATTTAAACAAAGAATCAAAACAAAAGATAACAACGCTTCATTCCCAGTTAATTATACTTTTACAGATATTAGCGATAAGCAGCTAAAATGTATGCTGCATTTTTTAGAGAATAAGGCTGGATACAGAAGGTTTAGACATGATATAGAATCTGTTTATAATAGACCAAAAGTTATGTATTGTCCAGAATGGGATCATACGTGGAAGTTTTATAATGCACATGATTTAAATGTGGCATTAGTAGAAGATGTTTTAGGTGTAATCCCAACAGGAAGTTGATATGGCTAGAGATATTTTAAAGAGTAATAATTCAATTGTGATCGCTGGTCAACGACCTGCGTTTACAACTGGTGACAGAATTGGTAGCGACATGAGTGGCGCTTATATGAGCGCAGTTCAGAGTGTATCTGTCGGTTTCTCACAGCAAAGACAGAAGTCCAAACAAATTGGTAGCAAAGATCTAGCTATTAATGACATAACTAGAATGCCTGATGTTGATCTTTCTATAAGTTATTATTATACTCCAGCAATGTTTAATGAGAATATGTTGGGGCTTATTGACGCTAACCCTTCTTATGATGGAACTGGCTTCTTTAAAGATTACACTAATGAAGATCAAAACTTTTATATAATAAATCATGAGGATCAGGGGTCTGATATTATTAATAATGGAAACTCTGAAGTAGGTAATTTAACAGAAGATTCAGAAGTTATTTCTATAGGCAATGCTTTTTTAACAAATTACTCTTTAGGATTTTCTGTAGGGTCTGTTCCAATTGTTTCTACATCCTACAAATGCTCAAACATTAAAATGGAAAATGGAGCTTTTGACGAATCTTTAAATCCAGCAATTAATTTACAGTCAGGAAACAACACTAACGTTGGTGTTGTCCAATTAGAGAATGCAAAAGTAAGTGGATTTGATTATTACAGCAGCCTTAATAGATTTAATCCGCCATTATGCTCACCTACAGATGTCAATGTGACATTGCAGAATTTGCAGATTGGCGGTGCGCCTATCAGTGGTGACGCTCACCTACAATCATTCTCGTTCAACATCCCAATCAATAGAGTGGATCTGTTTGGTTTAGGGAGCGACTATCCATATGGAAGGAAGATTCAATACCCAATTACCTCATCTGTTAACCTAGAGTTTTTAGTGTCTGGTTTTGCTACGGGGGAGATTGCATCTTTGATTACCAATGAGTCTGGATATGATTTTGATATCCAAGTCATGGATACAGGAGAGGAGTATCAAAATACATTTTCGTTTGAAGATGTTAAGTTGGAAAGTTCATCATACCAGATGGATGTTAATGGAAATATGACTTACTCTTTAGGATTTAGCTTTGAGATAACCAATTAAAATTATGGGCTTAAAAATTAAAAATAGTAAAAATATTGTTACTGATGGTTTAATTTTCCATTTGGACGCTTCAGATAAATTATCTTATTCTGGAAGTGGTTCGACATGGACCGATAGAATAAATAACAGTAATCAGACTTTTAGTGGCGCTGTTTTTCAGAGTAATAATGGTGGGGGTATAACTTTTGATGGCACTGATGATAAGTTGCCTGTTACTTTTCCTACTTTACCTTCAAATGGTGGGAGTATAGCTGTATGGATTAAGAAATTAGACAGCACGAATAACACCTTTATATTTAACAAGGTAGGTTCTAGCACCAATAGGTTCTATATAAGGATAGATGGGCAAAATATGTCAGCAGTGAGGGGTAACCCACTATCAAGCGCTTCATTTGGATCTTCAGAGCTAGGAGATTACAACTATTTAACAATGACATGGGACTCATCTGAACTTTATGCTTATAAAAATGCGGTTATGAATTCATCTAATGCATACACAAATCCAAACACTAACATTACAAGTGGACATTTCGGGACTGCTGGGTTCGGCAATTATGGGAACTTTACGCTAGCGTCTACTAAAATTTACAATAAAACCCTATCTGCTACAGAGATCCTTCAAAACTACAATGCTACCAAAGGTAGATTTGGTCTTTAATCATATTCGATCTTGACATTCTTACTTTCGTAAGTTTGCTTTTTCTCTGCTATGTGCCGCTGACCATTTCTCTTAGCAGCATAATCATCAAAGTATTTTTTCTTAATAGGATCTACTCCTCCAGATTTTTCTGCTCGTCTTGCGCTCATTTCTGATGAGTAGTCAAGCATATCACCCATAGTACCCTTCTTTGCTCCTGTGCTGTCCGTGAACTGCCTTTGGCTAAACGGATCAATGTTGGAGTCGATAGAGGCGTTAGGCGCGTAGAATACCCTCTTCCACTCAACACCAAAATCATCTATATAAATATGTTCTTCGTCCATAGATTGGAAAAGATCTTTATGTTCATCTGTTTCTGGGTGCTTATAAGTATATAAAGGCATAATTTATTATAAATAAAAACGGGGGCGTTTCCACCCCCGTTATTTTAATTGACTTTAATTTTGGTTGGTTTCGATCTTCCCTTTTTAGGTAGGTTTATAATCAGCAATCCATTATCCATTTCACAGGTAATAGATTCTGTTTCGACCTTTTTAAAAAGTTGAACAGAGAAAGTTTTCTTTCGACCTTCTGGATTAGTCTTAATTGTGAGCCTATCTTCAGTAGCTTCAATATCAACATCCTCTTTAGAGAATCCAGCGAGTTCCACTTTTAGTTCAAAGGAATCTCCTTTATCTTTAACATAATTTTGGTTATTAAAACCATAGTCATTAAACAAGTCGTACAATAATGTATCAATCATACAAACTCTTTAACACTTCTTATGCCAGATCGAAATCCTTGGAAATACGGGCTAAAATGACATCCACAGTGTTCTCATAAGTCAACTTGTCTGCTAACTTTCGTCCTTCTGTGTTAACTTGTCCCACTTTCTTTTCAGCTTGTTCCATAGCGTTGATTACATCCTCTTCATTCCAATCATAGAAAGTTCCTTGATTGAAAGGCGAACCTTTTTTAAAGAAGACTTCATCATAACAGTCTACTTCTCCTGAAGGTTCGACGAGGATAGAGTTATCTTTAGTAGCCCAATCTTTGTGAGATGTGGCATTAAGAACAATGCTCCATTTGCCAAGACAAGTTGCGTTAAAAGCAGGAAGATTCCAGCCTTCTGCTCCAGATAATCCAGTAAGATCAATGTCGATTGCATTTAAAAATTCATTAACTTCAGAATTCTTTTCTAAATGAGGTAAGAAATTAATATTAGTGTATCTTTCCCCACCTAATACAGCATTGATTGTAGCATCCATATCTTCTTTCTTGTAGAAAGGGTTAGTAACCAAACAAGATAATTGATACTTCGGATCATTTCCGTATTTCTTTAGCCAAGTCTGAATAATTTTAGCGGTATGCTTTCTATGTTCAAACTTGCCCATTAAACCAAAATGGGTAATACCACTTAGGTATTCTTTTTCCGTTTCTTTGAAGTCTTTATCGAAACCCAACGGGCAGAATACATCGCCAAACAACTCAGCAGCACAGGAAGAACTAAAGAATGTTTGAGTTTGGCTTGAAGAAATTTTCTTCTCGATGTCCGTGGGTTGGTTGCATTCATAGAATGTTAACAGATATTGGTTAGAATTTTTTCTATTCTCTGAACCGTTCAGATGCCAAATTTTAAGGCTTGGAACATCACTGCTCAGATAATTATATCTATTATTGATACTATTTTCGATTTTCTTTTTCAGATCATCGTCAATATCATAAGCCTTCAGGTCGATTTTACCTGTTGGCCAAATACCCACATCGTGACCCCGCCCGATAAGCTCTCGGATAATGTTAAAAGAAACATTACCGAGGCTTAACGAGTTCAGAGGGGCTTCGATTAAAATCTTCATTAAAATGGAGGTTCATCATCAGATGCTGGACCAGCTGAGACTGGAGCTGCATTTGAAGGAGAAGAAGATTGACTATCGTCTTTCTTACCAGAATTTAGGAATTGAATATTATTCCCTCTGATAAAATACTTTGATTGAGGTTTTCCAGTTTCTTTGTTTTCCCAAGTGTCCATTGCTAGTTCGCCAGAAAACACAAACTCACGACCTTTAGTCAGGTACTTTGATGCGATTTCCGACAACTTGTCCCAAACCTCTAAATCAATAAAGCATTTGGTTTTAGCATTGCTTGGGGAGATACCGACACGAAGACGTGTCACCGACTTACCGCCATTAAGTTGACGTGTTTCTGGATCTTTTACAAGATACCCTACTGCTGTAATACTGTTATACATAATTTACTGATTCTTTTTCAAATTTCGATAAGCATCTGTTGTGAATGTTAATCACTCCTTGTATGCTCATCCCTAGAGATTTGGCCACCTTGCTCCAAGGTGTTAGCTTATTAGACCATGAATTATATCTCATGTCAATTATTTTTTTAAATCTTTGGTCTTTTTCTTTTTCCAAGAATAATTTAAATAAAGAAAAGACCTCATAATGTTCATGAATCTCAAAGTCACCTTCCACTTCAGGCTGTCGTAAAAGTTCTTCAAGATTACATTTTTGGAACTTTTTGTTCCTCGTTAACGTGTTTAGACATTTCCACTTCGCCTGATTAGCTAGGTATGTTGGAAATTTAGCACCTCTTGACGGGTCATAGCTCATTACAGAATTGTATATTGTAAATTCCTTGTCTTCAAGGAGGCCATCTCTGTCAGCCACATTTTTACTTCCAGACAAAAATCTGTCTACCATGTCGTGATAGACCCC